CCCTCACGGAGCTTTGAAGAGATATTGATGGCATCTGGGTTTCCGAGGGTACTCAAACGAATCCAGCGAAATGCAAAACCCGGCTCAGGAGTCGGATCAGGCAAAAGCTGTGGGGGTGTCCATTTTGTAGGACGCTCCAGTTTTGCGCGAGTTTCAAGTTCCCGTGGTGTACGTTCAGTGGTTGCCATTATATTTTCCTCATTTCTTCCGCTACCTTACGGGCATAGAGTTCCAAAGGAACGCCGAGCCGCTTGGCGATGTTTACCTGCGTTTGTGTAAGTACGACTTTTTTCGGCGCTGTACTACGTGATGCTGGTGCAACTACATTTGACTTGGTGCGCTGAGAAGATTTAGCTTCAGCGGGTTCCTCGGCAAATGTCTCCGGGAACCGATTCCTGATATCAGAGTTAATACTGTTAAAGTATTCGTCACTGGCTACCGGGACTCCTGATTCAACAAGGTCTTCGTGGAGGCTTAGAGCATAAGCTGTCATCTTTCGATTACTACCAAACCACGGATTCTGCTCATTCCATTCGCGTGTTTTAGTATCCAACTGAGGCTGTTGAGCCTGTTGTGGCGGTTGTACAACATTTTGGGGTGCTTGTACAGGGGCTGGTCGAAAATTGTTTACACGATCAGCTTTGATTGTTGCGGTAGTCAGTTTTGCCTGTGCTGCGATAACCCCATCCGAATCACCGGATTCATAAGCTGCCTTGTATTCCCGCTTTGCATCCTCAATCTCGGAGCCGACCACCTTCTTTGCCTGTTCCAGCAGGGCATTCTGGTTGTTTGCCAGTGATCCTTGGAGTTTCTTATTCTCCTCAACCACTGACTGAGCCATACGGAGAGCTTCATCCCGCTCCCGCGAAGCTGTTTCCTTGGCTCTTCGTTCCTCATGGTAGCCCTTGCCCAGATGTGCCAGCCTATCCTTGAGTTTCTGGTCAGAGTACTTGGTTAACTCCTCATCAGTAACTTCTGCAGGTGCTTCGCGTAGCGGGGTTCGGTTTTGGTCTTCCGCAGGGGTGTCGTTGATAACCTCGATCTTGGTATCGCCATCAAGGATCACGCCATCTTCGACTTCATAAGCCGATTCTTGTGCTTCTGCTGTAGCCATTACACCCTCCCCAGACCACGGGGGTCTTCGATGGTGGCTTCAACGGAGTCATCGTTAATCAAGCGCCATTCAGTACCGTGAATCTTCATGCGTGTGCCTGAGTTGGGGCGGACAATGATGAAGTCTCCGACCTTGCAAGAGGGGCCAGATGGGAAGCGCTTCTCGTCTTTAAACGCATCAGGGCCAATCTTGGCGACGAACAGGACCGGGGAAAGCAGTTCTTCAAACTGCATTGTCTTGTCTGCTTTGAGAATACCGCTGTCATAGGCGAGAGCGGCTTCAGGAAGCATACACAGCAGATGGTATGTCACAGGTTCAGGCATTTGCTTTGCCTTGTCGATATCCGGCAAATCGGATACCGGCCCTGTCGGGTCGAGCTTCAACCCTATATTAAAGGTTTCCATAGTTTCCTTAATTACGCATGGGGTTTAATAAAGATTGGAGGCACCCCAGAAAAGCCTACCCAATTTCACTCGTCTTGTTGCTTCAGCCAAACTTTCATCTCGCTAACGATACGGTATGCCAGCATAAGGCCGTACACCTTGCCGACTATTTCCCGATACCGTGGGTAATCTTCAGCGCAACCATCGGCAAGCGCGTCTGTCAGCGCCTTGCGTTCATCGTCGATCTGCTTCTGCAGCAGGGTCATAACGTCACTCGCCATTCGTAGTCTCCTTCTTCTGTTTCGCTGCCAGCGCCTGTGCAGCCAACTTCATCATGTGTTGCTGCTGCTTATGGCTCAGCCCTTGAACATGAGCCTGCTGTTTATGCGCTGCTTGTTGTTGAAGCTGCTGCGCCTTTAAAGCTGCGGCCTGCTGCATTGCCTGTTGCTGGGCCTGTGCCTGCTGCGCCTGAATAGCCAACTGCTGCTGATGAGCCTGTTGTCCTTGCTGGGCTTGTTGCGCTGCTTGCTGCATAGCAATACGAGGGTCTGGGCCTTGTGGCTGCTGCTTCGCCGCTTCCATTTGCAGCTTCTGCTGGTTGTACGCAATATCCGCATCGACCTTCTTGGCCTTGATCTGGGCTTCCTGCCCTTTGATTTGCAACTCAGCCTGCTGCATCTGGATGAGCGGGTCTTGCGCTTGTTGCTGGGCCTGTTGTTGTGCTGCGCCAGCCTTATTCATCTGGAGCAACTGCGTAGCGGCTTGCGCTACAAGGCGAGACAACTGCACCTCCATCTCAGGCGGTAGTTCTGCATTGGGCAGCGGCAGCGGAGCGCCAAGACGATCCTCAATCTTCTTACGATAGGAGAAGGCCAGATGCTCAGAGATATGCGCCATGATTGCCGCCCCCATCTGCTGTGCCATCGGGTTCTGCCCAATCACTTGCGCGATCATCGGGTCTTGCATGAAGGTTTGATGCACTGCAATATGAGCATCGTGATCTTGCAGCAGGAACGCCTTTGTCGGTTTGCCGTTCAGGAACGCCATGTTCTCGCTGATCGGGTCTACCTGCAACATATCATCTTCAGTAGGAATCAGCTTCGCAGCGTTCTTAATACCAAGAACTTCCAGCATCTGCCGATGCAGCAGTGGAAGGTCATAAATCTGTGGTGCTGTAGCCGCCAACTGAAGTGCGGCCTGATACTGCATGATCCGCTGTGCCATCGTCGCACTATTGGGATCACTGACCGGAATGACTTCGACAAGGGAATAGTCCGACTTCTTGGCGCTACGATCCCCGCTCTCCGGGTCATACTCATAATCTTCAGCCGAGTGATCCCGGCGAATCGCGGCCAGCAGTTTAAACTCCTGCTTCATGGAGTTGTGTACACGGGCCTGCACAGCCGACATAGTTTTAAGCGTGCGTTCCAGCAGCGCCAGCGTTGTGCCCACCGGAGCATTGGCCGACATATCGCTGATGTTCATGTCAGAGATAGCCCCCAGCCGCCGTGCTTCCTCTGTCAACTGATTGAGCAGCGCCATCAGAACCTGACTCGGCTCCTTGTACGGCAGCGGCATGATGTTGTCACGCAGCACCCCACTCGCTACATCAACATCCCGCCACTCGCCCGGGCCGATGGGAGTGTCATCGCCCTTGATCCGCAGTCCCCGTGTCTTCATACCACCGGGAAGATTACTCAACTGGCCTGCATCAATAAGCTCACGGATGATGCTGGTGCCTGACCGGGCGTAGCCGCCGATCAAGTTAATAAGGCCCATCCCATATGCGCCAAAGCCGGGGATGTATGTGTACTGCACGAAGTGCTGGCGCTTTAACTGGTTCTCATCGTCCTCTTCCCAGTTACGGTACACGCTAAGAACTTTATTCGTCCCTTTCTCAAGGGTCACGATGTAGGGCCGTGCAATGCCGTTGGGGTCTTCGTCACCGGGGACTTCCCAATCCACTTGAATCTCACACAACTGATAGCGGTTGTCATCTGTGAGTGTGAAGCCCTGATGCTCGGCCTTCTTCTTCTCAATATCCGTATGCGTCTGCACCGGCTCGCCAAGATCAACCTCGCGGTAGAACCCCGCCACTTGCAGCTTCTTCACCTCGTTAGGAGTCTTACGCATGATATGCGTAACACGCTCAGATGTTTGTGCATCGCTGGCACCATAAGGGATGATTACATCTTCAGCCGGGATGAACATCGAAACTTGGCGTCCAAGCGCGGTGTCAAAGTACACCTTCTTGAATGAGGCACCGGATAAGCCGAGGGAGAACAACATCCGCTCATGTTCAGGCCGATACTCAGGCATCTTCTCGGTCAACTGGTAGTTCATGTCGGTACGAACTCGGGCCGCAGCATCAATCTTGTCCTGCGTTTCTTCTCCGATAATCTCGGTCTTGACCGGGCCTGCTGCCGGAAAAGTCTCCATGATCGTTTCGGACTGAAAGCGTATCGCTGCCTCTGCAAGAACTGTAGAGTAAACCCCGCATGCGCCTGTCCACGGCTCAGTGCGCTCCTCGTACTTCAGGCCCAGAACTTCCAGCCCCTTGATGTAGTTGTCCACCCAATCCTTGCGGCTGGTAATGTCGGCCTCAACCAACTCCATCAAGTCGCTGCCAAGCGTCTGCAACTCCGCTTCGCTCATCCTCTCAGCCAGATTCTCACCGAACCCGTCTTCTTCAACTTCAATAACTACCAGTGCATCAGTGGGTTCCCCCTCAATCTCAAACTCAGTAGGCTCATCGGCTGCGGCTTGCAGAAACGGATTCTGGCCTTGCGGCATAGAGTAGAGAGGTTTTTCCATGATTAGCCCTTAAGAGTAGCCCGATTGGTCTTGAGGTTGTAATTGTATTTGGATGTGGGCTTCCCGGATAGCTTAGACGCCCTATCCTTGGCACGCTCCTCTGCGGTCATCCTGTTCCGCGCTTCCCCCGCAGCGGTCAATTTTTCAGAGTCCTTCTCCATCTGCCCCCGCGCTCTGAGTAGCCCCAAAGCAGTTTCCCGGGAGCCAACTTGGGAAGTCAGGCGGTCAATCAGGTCATTTCTGCCTGTATGTTTCTGTGTCATTAGTAGTACCCTCCTGCACGCCGTGGTGTAAACGGTTGCCCGTCCTCGATATCTGTATTAAGTTTGAGCATCCCACCCTTACGGATTCGCATCAATCCAAGCGTCATAGTATCGACCTCATCGTCATGTTCCCCAGCAGGAAATGCCAATATCTCTTCCACAACCTCCGCAGCCCAATGCGTTTCAGGAAACCATATATGCCCCGATGCGTACATGTCAGCTACGGCATTCAACCGTGCTATCTTATCCTGCCCTTTACCCGGGCTGTAGTCCTGCACAAATATGCCTGATCTTCGCATCTCATCAATCAACGGCTGACCGCTTGCCTTGGCCTCCACAATCACACTGTCCGGTTGCCATATCTCATACTGCTCGTGAGCCATCTTCTTTAGCTCGGGAAACTCGTACTTGCCCTTGACCCGGTTCAGCAGGATAGCGTTAGTAACCTTGTCTTCGTTCGTCCATACACCCCAAGTTTGGCATACCGAAAAGTCCGAGCGTTCCTTAGTAGTGAGCGCAGTATCCCAAGCCTGTACAATAAAGTCAACTGCAGGTGGACTCTCGCTAGGCCACCACTTTATCCAATCCCGCTTAATAATCGCAGCTTCTGCAGCCGTGGGATTCTGCTGGTACTGCGCATACCACTGCCACATTATGTGGTGCATCGACGCCCGTGTTTGCTGCAGGCTTGCAATGCTCCACTGCTCGGGCCACAGAGATTTCTCCTCTGTAGTGCCTTCGTTCAGGATAGCCGGGAACTCAAATGACTCGTACTTATCCCCACCAACATTCAGTTCTGAATCTTTCAGCAGTCGCCCTATCAAGTCCCTTTGGTGCCATCTGGTGTTATGGCTAACCACCCCATTCGCTATGAAGCTCTCTGTGCCTTCAACCTGAATATCAAATACATCCTCTTCTCCATCAGGGATTATGGATACGATCTCATCCAGCGTGAGACTCAATGTACTTAATGGCTTTGCGGAGAAGATCGGGGGTGTTGCGTTCTTTAACAACGAGGTTGCATGAGTTGCATAGTAGTGCGCGGACTTTGCCAGTTGGGTGGCAGTGGTCAACAGCCAACCTCCGAACTTTCCATGCCGCTGGGGTGTTGGTGTCAGTTGGAGGCTCCCCGCATATTGCACAGACCCCAGACTGCTCGGAAAACATTCGGTCGTAGTCAGCCCCAGTGATCCCATACTGCAGCTTGAGATGCGCGTCACTTCGTTTCTTGGGGCAGTAGTGACCCCCTTTTGCTTTGCGCTCAGCGTAGATAGCTTTGTTGTTACACGCGAGGCAAAGTCCTTTAGCGTACGCAGGGTTGTTGCAGTCAGGTGTGCCGCAAGTCTTACCCCTCCACTTACCCCAACCAGTTGCTGCAAGGCTTTCTGGAGCTTCTCTACGCGCCTTGTGGTAGTGGTACTTACACTTTCCTCTAGCGTAGTGGGGTTCCGCGCATCCGGGTTCGTCGCACATACAAGGGACATCCCCACCTGCAAGTCGCATATTGGTATCCATTGTTCTACTCCGTTTTGGTTCACAAGCAGCGGATGCCGCTCATTCCCACGGATTATAACACCAGACTTCAACGCCACTGAATAAACGCGATCTAACCCTTGGTTTGACCAACCTAACACCTTAGCAGCACGGAACCCCCCATCCACATAGCTAGCTACCATATCTCCGGGCTGCACGTTTTTTATGGGTTTGTCGGTGCCGTTTGCCAGCGTGACTCGGGTATACCCGGTTAAACAGTGCAACACGCATATCTTCCCACCCGGCATCAAGCGCGTGCGCAGGCCAGCACTAAACCACTCGTAGACCGTGTCAAGGGATGTGGTGTTCCCCATTTTGATGTCTTGCTCTGACAACGGATCATCTGCCACGATTAAGTTAGCCCCCCGTCCAGCTAACGCACCACCCACACCGATTGCGAAGAACTCACCCCCGGCAGTTGTGTTCCATTGACCTGCGGCCTTGGCATCTGCGGCAATTAAGGTATTAGGGAAAATCGTGCGATATTCTGTAGTCTGCATTAAGTTACGCACCTTGCGCGACATGACAACAGCCAGATCAACAGTATGCGAAGCCACAATAACCTTGTGATCCGGGTGTTTGCCAAGATACCACGCCGGGTAATATATGGAAATCATCTGCGATTTGCCAAAACGCGGTGCCATTGACACAGCAATCCGGGTTTTTACCTCCTGTTCTACGTCCATTAACAGGCTTCCGAGCTTTTTCAGATGAATACCAAACTTATATGCCGGGTCTACCGCAGCAATAAACGCGAGGAAGTCGTTTTGGCAGATATTTATCCGTTTGCGACCTTCTAGCTCATTCATCATCGTAAGAATGGCGGCTTTTTCCCCATCTGGCAGGGATTTTAGTATCTTTGTAATCTGGGATTGCGTCAGGCTCATACACTGACACCGACAATATCGGAAATATCCGGCAGGGAGGGATTACGCTGGTGCGCAGGGGTAGGCGCATCATAGGTTTCTGCTTCAATAACCCGTGTAAGCCGCTCCCGTAGCATCTGCTCAAGCTCTTCTGTGGGCCGATGCCGCATAGTAATCTCTGTTTTCTCAGTAAACAGGCCAACATCCGAGATTTTGCCCAGCATCTCAAGCGCCTTAATGCGTATTCGTGGGTCTGGGCTATCTGATTCAAGCAAAAGCCGATTTGTGATGTACGTTCTTAGTTGCGCTGCCGACTGTACTACCGTTTTGTCGTATTCAGACAGCAGGGCCGCTACCTGTGCTACTACCCCGGGGGAACACAAGTCCCGATCTGTCGCGTTTTTGGCCCCAGTAAATATTTGCCTCGCGAGGTCTTGCTCTTGCGCAGTTGGCTCTACCGCAGCACCAACGTCATCTAGGGCAGCTACAGCCGCATCAATGCGATCCTGTAGGGATTCAAATGTGGGGGAGAAGTCCGAAAGCGGTATTTCGGTTTCCAGCAGAACAGTGTACATAACGCAACCAGTTAAGGCGATGGGGGAAGTATACGGGAAATATAAAAAATTTTCGAGTGGCCTTTTTATTTTGGTGGGGGGGCATCCCATAATACCCGACTTATTTAGTGGGTTATATCTTTTAAAAATGTGGGCATCCTTCACAATACCCGACTTATTTAGTGGGTTATATCTTTTAGAAGCGCCGGGGGGTACTGCGCCCAGCGTAAGCGGCGCGTGGGACTCCATCTACCCATAAGTGGGGATGGGGGTGTAGTGGGGTAATAGGAACCCCAAAATTCTAACCCTAGAAGCTTGACAGAGTATATGAACTAGGTTACATTATAGGTGTCGGTTGATTCCGACAGTTTATTAACCCTTTTGGAGTATCTCATGTCGTTTATCCCATCTGCCATCACGAAGGCAATCATCACATCATTCGCTAAAGAGGCAAAGGCATTGGCCAATGTCCGCAGCGAGCAGGATAAAACAATCCAAAAAGCGCTGGATTGCATATGGACCGCGTGCACCATTGCGAAGCCTGAATTTATGAAAGGCAATAGTAAAACCAATGCAGCACGTGCAGAAGTTAAGGCAATATTTGACGCATTGGTTGAAGGAAAGTACATTGCCAAGGCGTCTGGCGCAATGTACCAATCAAGCTTCTGGATTGCCTTCGAAACCAGCGTGCCATTTAAACGTGATTTGGCATCGAAAGCAAAGCCTGAAGCCACTGGTGCAGCACCAGCACCAAAGCGTACCGTTAGCGCATCACGTGAGAATCTGGACCGTGTTTTAAATCAAGCGCTTAGCATGGCACGTGCACTAGGATTGAACGAATTTGCGGCGTCTATTTTGGATGTGGCACTCGATACCCTCGAAGGGTTCGCTGAGAAAGCCGAGTAAAACAAATCACCCCGAGC